CTAATATTTGGTGCATTATTTTTTCATTTTAGACAGTGCTTTTGCATAGGCTTTCTTTCCTTTTTTCGTATAAGCGTACTTTTTACCTTTTAACTTTGGCATTGTTATCTCCTTTTAAATTTTAGCGGACAATTAGAAAACATACCGATCAAGCCCTTGATTCTGGCATTTGTTCCATCTCACCTTGTCCGCCAACCATATTTGTAACGGTCATAATTCTTTCTTGCATTTCTGGTGGTAGCATTTGAAATACTTCAGCTTCTAACAAACCAGGATTCTGTGATGCCATTTGTGCTAATGCTTCTTCTGCTTGACCACCAACACCCTCTTGCATTGCTTGTTCAGCTAACATATTGAATTGCTCTTGCATTCCTTCCGCCTGTTCTACTTGCTGTTGTGGTGGTACTTGCTGATTACGCACATACCAGTTCTGTATTACTTGCTGTTTATCAGATACATTTAAGGCATTTACTACCTCTTCAATACCATACACACCTACCTGGAATAACTCTAATGCTCGTTCTTCGTTGGCAACTCTACCTTGTGCATACCTGGATCCAGTAGTAACGTCCACATCAAACTCACTATCTCGAAGTGAACTGGCGGTACCAGGATTAAATTGTGGACTATTCTCTGGATTACCATCTGCATCATATACGCCACCTGGATCAAATTCAGTAAACTCAAAAGCACCTTCAGCATCTCGCTCTCTAATAGAACGTATCTGCTCATCATAAGTAAGGATCATCTGCACCATATACTCACCAATCTCTTTGGTGAACCTGGCTACTTCTTTATTGATCTTAAATCTTTGTCTGGTTTGACTGGCTTCCTGGAGTGCTACAATTGCCCTTCCAGAAGTAACACCACCTGGCTTACGTCCTTGCGTTACATCATTTACGCCTGTAATGTTTTCCATAAACTGACCAACTTGAGCAATGTAATTCTGGATATATCCTGGTATTGGCGGTGGAGTCTCAAAGGTTACGTCTGTTGGATCTACAACAGTTATCTCTTCTCCTGGTGATCCTGTAATCGGTCTGGTCATTTGACCTTTGGCTCGTTGCGTTACCTTTCTGATCGGAAAGCCCATTCGTCTAATATTTTCATTAATAGAGCTAAATGTTTCATTGATTGCTTTGGTCTGAGTGCGTACTAACTCTGTTTCTCCAATTCCCCAGAAGTTGTGAGGACTTTTATAGTTTGATACCATAAATACTGGCATCCGATATAATTCTAATGGTTCATCAACAATGAGCTTATCTCCAACAACTACGGTGTGCCTTCCATATGGATACTTCTCTGTATCTAATTCATTACTGTAGCATTCAATTACTAAGGCTACATCTGCATCTTGAGTTCCTGGATTATCACTTTGTAGTCCGCTATCATCTGACTTTTGAAATGCTTTGTAATCGTCTAATCTTCCATCGGCATTACATTTAATATCATATTCTCTTTGTATCTTTGATATTTCCATTGGCACAGCAAATAAGAAATACTCACCCGCCTGTAAGTCTAATTCATTAGCATATGGATGAGGAATAACAGAAAAAGGATCAATGACTTGAATATCAAAACCTTTAAATGCCCCTGTATCACTTACCTCTGGTAAGATCTGCAAAAATCCATTGGAATAGATCAAACTATCCTTTACTGCTTGGAGTATCTTACCGTACAAATCAGATTCCTCTACAATTTGCTGGAATCTCCTCTGCATCATATCGGCAAAGAATACATCATTTTGTTCTTTTGGCAATATATCTACTGTTGGCTGAAAATCATTAATGATTGGCAAGATGGTTTCAACTACCGCTAAAGGAAAGTTAAATATCATCCTGGATTGGCTTTCTGTGCCTTTACTTGCAGATGCCCAGTGCCTACCATAGTATAAGCGTTCATTCTTACGCCATCTATCTGCCTGTTTATCTCTGGCTTTTTTACTGCGATCTAACCAGTTTCTAATTTGCGGTATACGTTCTGCAACGTCTGCTACCTGGTCTAATGCATCACTCTGATCAGCAGATGCGTAATAATCCATTCCAGCCATTATAAACTATCCCATTTTGGTTGTGTGCTGTCGTGATTAACGACTATCTTATCTATAAATCGTTGCGTATCAGTGCGTTCATCTTTCTTCTTACTACTGGCAACAACTTCTCCAATTAAATATTTTAAACTATCACAAGCGTGATCATCCTTTTTTAATGGTCTTTCTGGTTGGTTTAACTCTGCCCTGGATGCACTTGGCTGTTCCCATTGGTAATTAATTAGCTCTCTGACCAGATTTTCACAGCTCTTGTGTATATAAATCTTATTCTTCTTGAAATACTCTGTAACCTTATCAATACCACCCTGGACATCATTGTTTGCATTGACTACAGGAACTTTTAACTGCCTGTAACGGTTACCAATTGTTTCTGGATCATCTTTCTTTCCAGCTCCTGTTGATGGATCAATAACGTATGTCTCATAACGTCCTTCATTCATATACGCATTAATTGCCCTGGCGTGATAGTCTACATCTTGCCCAGCTTCGTAATGCTCTCTATAAATAAATAATACATCGTCCTGGTCTACTGCTCCCCATAATACCGCTGTTGGATTAGTCCTACCGTGATCGATTGCAATAAACCTTCTCCACTCTGGAGATACTTCAAAATGTCTTTTAACGTGTATACTTGGCTCAAAGTCTGGATAGATCTGTCCTTCAAAAGCATCCCAAGATCCATATAGGTATCTATTGATCCATATCTCATTGTAATTGTTTTTAAGAGACTCCATATACCCCTCTGGTAAATTGTGGATATTCTCTTCAGTTTTCGCATTAAAAATGATATTACCTGGTACAGGATCGTGGATAAATCGATGCCAGATCCAGTTATGTCCAAGTGGGTTACCCGTGATCCAGCATTGTGGATCTGCTACCGCCCTTAAACGCCCTAACAGCGTTAAAAATACTTCCTCACTTACCTCTTCAGCCTGGTCGATATAAAACCAGCCTAAGTTAATTGATAATAACTTGGCGGGATCATCTAAAGACCTAAATATAATTTCGTGACCATTTTTAAAGGTTACCCTATTCTCTTGTTTTCTATATTCGTAATGCTTTTCTGGTAATAAGCCCATTAAATGACATATTTCAAAGAATGTTCTTTGGGTACTATCTCGAAGCTCTGGATAGGTCTGCCTGGCGATCATACCAAGCTGTGGCGGGTTATCTGGATTCATAATACGCATAACGCCTTTTAAGATCCCCGCAAAAGTTTTTCCATTACCAATACCACCGAAAAAAGCAATCACTTGCTCATCACATTCATAAAAGTCTGCTTGATTTGGATTTAAATCAAAATTAAATACAGGATTCTTCAATCTCTTTTTAACCTTACATTTACAATTGGCATCATCACTTCACCGTCAATCTGTTGTTTATCTGTAAACATAGCCAAATGCTTTCCCTGGAGTTCACTGGCTTTTAAACTGACATTGTACTGCTCTGATCCTTCCGCTAATCCTCGCACTCTTTCAATATCTTCTAAGACTTTATCCGCTGTTAGTTTTACCCGCTCCTCACGGTCTTTCATTAGCTTTGTAATCTCTTCTTGTATGTTAAGTTTTGTTAAGTTCTGACTACCTATTACTTTTGCAGTTTTCTCGCTATATCCAGCACGAATACAAGCCTGTGTAGCATTTAGATCAACCATATATTCCTTGCAGAACATTTTTTGTTTTTCTGTTAGCTTTTCTTCTTTAGGCATAACCAACTAAAATATCATCTGGAAAGATACCAGCCCGTAATGCAGATACTGCCAGGTAGGCATCTAATTCTTGTTTGCAATTAAAATCATTGAAGTAATATGGAAAATCCAAGATCAAACTTGATCCCACTCTGGTTGAGCTTCTATTTCTTGTTTGTTAAAATTGAGAGGGAGCGGAGGCTTATCCATAGTTCCCCTATGATAAATGTAAGCCCCCGCAATGAAGGCACCGAGAGTAAGAATGCCTTGTATAATTAAAAAAGTTATATCCATATTTGGGGAGAATATGGCATAACTACAACGTCTACATCAAAGTATTTGTTATCTTTTTGTTATTTATCTGATATAAATACTACAATCTGGACAAGTTTGTTTCTTTTTCCCTCGAATTGGTATAAAGTTTTTAGAATGCTTTAATATGCGTTTTCCTAACACTTCTTTTTCCCAGGTATATCCGCACCAAGCACAATATTTTACCATATTATCCGCAGTGTATCGATTATTTTTATTTTGTTTTCTAATCTTCCATCGCTTTTTATGTTTAATGCGATAGTCCTCGTCTTGCCTTAAAAGTTTCCCTTTAAAAACTTCTTCTAAGATGGATGACATTAATTTGGCCATCCTAATTCTTTTAATAAATTCACTTCATTCTCCTCGGGTGTTGGTTTAGTTGGTTGTGGGTTTTGTTGATTAAGTTTTGCTTGATATTCCCAAGCTGGTACGAACTCTCCTTCCATTTCACAATTATGAAATAACTCATTTGAAGGAAGTTTATCTTCTTTGCTTTTCTTTTCTGCTCCGCATTCATAGCAATTGAAAATCTTCTCTTTGACAATGATCGGCTTATCTGCTGGATGTGTCCGCACCAGATACTGATCAATTCCTTGCTGAAAAAAATACCGTAGCTGTTTGATCTCACTTTCCTTATCTTTTAAAAATCGATCTACACATTTGTTCACTACATCAGTTTCTAATCGTTTACACGCTTCAATGATATAGCTTATATAACCAGCATAGCTCATTTCCTGGTATCCAAAACGTGGATAGATTTTTTTCCAAATTTTCATATAATCGGATGAAGGTATTTCTTTTTCTTTTTTTAATTCTTTTAATGTTTCTAATGTATTCTCTGTGTACCGTTCTCGTTTCGTCTGCGTGTCGTTTGACATACCGTTTGGGG